AATTGTCGTAACTTGTTGGTTGCAAGCCATGAAAGCAGCACTACAGGCAAACCCGTCTATTTCAACATTGGCAATTCTGCGGTGACTTGCGTTGTTCCTGCACCTGGTGTTGCTCAATATGCTTATGTAGCGGTGCCTAATCAAAACATGGTGCTAACCGTGCCTAAACAATTTACGCCTTCAGACAGTTTGTACATTGCGTTTATCACAGAGAGCGGCACTTCTGAGTGCTACTTTACGCCAGGCGAGGGTTTGTAATGGACCCGCTAACCATCCTTGCGGCCTTAGGGCCACTGGCGGTAGACCTTGGTAAGTCTTTGATCGGGCGGTTCATCCAGACTGACGTATACAAACCAACAAACATTGCTGAATACACGCAAATGCGTACCGTTGATTTAGAGATGTTTAAAGCGATGAACAACGCAGGGAGTGGCGGCACTACTTACCCGTGGGTTGAAAGCGTTGTGAGGCTAATGAGACCCGCTGTAGGGGCTATTGTGCTCGGCACTTGGTCGTTTATGATGTTGTCGGGGCAAGAAAACCCTGCTGTAAACAATTTTGCAAGTGCTGTAGGTTTCTACTTGTTTGGTGATCGAACACTTTTCTACTCACAGAAGAAATGAAAGAAAATTGGGATCAATCGTTTAAGTTGCTGCTCTCCTCGGAAGGCGGGTTTGTGATTGACCGAGGTGGCGCGACTAACCTTGGTGTCACCCAGACAACGTGGGAAATGTACGTTGAGCGCACGGCCACGATTGATGAAATGAAGTCACTAATGTGTAGTGATGTTGAGCCGCTGTACAAACGCTTCTACTGGGATCGGTGTTGGTGCGACCGGATGCCCAGCGGTATTGATTACCTTTTGTTTGATTATGCGGTCAATGCCGGCGTGGCTCAATCGGTGCTTACGTTGCAGCGTTCGGTGGGTGCTTATCCTGATGGTGCGATGGGGCCACTGACCTTTGCCGCGACCATTACGCAAGACCCTGTTGATTTAATTGAAAGGTTTAGCAGTCAAAAGAAACAGTTTTATATCAGTTTGCACGACCCTGTAAATGAATTAGGTTGGATGAACCGCCTTGTCCGTGTCCATAACGAAGCTCTTGTAATGGTGAATAATGGCTAAGAATCCAAATCTATCTGTTGGCCGCGGCGAGAAACTTTCTGTCTCAAGAGGCGCAGGACTGACTGCGAAGGGTCGAGCCAAGACTAATCGTGCAACTGGCAGTAAACTTAAGGCACCGACTAAAGACCCGAAGAACCCGCGCCACAAGTCGTTTTGTGCAAGGTCTAAATCTTGGAAAGGTGATCGCGGTCGAGCCGCTAGACGAAGATGGGGATGCAGCAGATGAAAGACGGTTTGTATGCCAATATTCACCGCAAACGTGCGCGGATTAAGCGTGGCTCTAAAGAGCGGATGAGAAAGCCTGGTGCTAAAGGTGCGCCTACTGCTAAAGCCTTTCGTAAGAGTAAGCGCACCGCCAAGCGTTAAAGTTTGCGTAAAGCGTATTGATAGCCTAGTAAAGCCAGTTCGTTTTGTTCTGAAAACAGGGTGGTAAAGAAATCTACCCCAAGTTTAGGGCGGTGCAACAGTCCTGGCATATCTGTCCACAGGTAATCATCAAACAGCATGATGCCACCGTGTTTAAGCATTCCCCAAGCCATGCAAGCGTCTGTCATTACATCGGGGGCGGTGTGACTGCCATCAATGTAGATGAAATCAAATCTTTGCTTTTCAGAAATCAGACGGGCAAGCATTTCATAACTAGTCCCGACATAGCAAGCAACAGTTTGATCCTCACCGCTTGATGCATCCACGTTGTACTGCCAACGCTTATACATATCGGTCAATTCAATTTGACTGTGCTCTTCAGACCCTTTAAACGTATCAACACACACCATATCGCCATCTCTAGACAGCATATGCTCTAACATCCAACACGTTGCCCTGCCTTCAAAACAACCAATCTCTAGGATGCTTTTGCATTTAGGCATCATCTCTTTAATAATAATAAAGTTTTCAATGTTGTGACTAAACCAGTCTTGAGTGAAGTGTGTCATGGTGCGGCTACCAGCCTACCTTCAAACGCATAGGTGCCTATGTGACTCAGTACCACCCACGGTGCTGCCCAGATTTGCCCACCAATTGCCCGATAGATCGTACAAAAGTGATAGTCTTCAGACAGTAGTCGATTAGTGGATTCTTCAATGCTTGTTGCAAAATATTCATGTATAACTTCCCTCGCCCCAATCGTGTTGCCGAGATCGGAAACGTCATTTGAATACGATGGGACGCAAGGCTTGAGTTTATCGAACACTTCACGCTTTATTAGTAGAAACCCTGTACCCATGTTCTGTACTTCCACGGGCTGGTCAATTGGCACGGTCACCGAGGGTGCGTAGTTCACCAGGTTAACCACAAACGATCCTGTGTGGTGCTTGAGCTGCTCATTAGGCACCCCTGCCTCAATAGCTTGCCTGACCGTAGTCCAGTTGATTTCTTTCTTGGGATAGATGCCACCGATCACATCCTTGTCTGCCTTTATCATGGTGACAAGATCTGCTGGGTTAAACAAAATGTCAGCATCAATGAACATCAAATGTGTGCAATCGGTTTTCAGAAAGGCTTGAGTCAATGCGTTGCGAGCACGGGTGATCAACGATTCATTGAACATAAAGCTCATCATTGATTCGATGCCGGCCTCACGCAAGATGCCACCGAGGTTCAGCAGCCCTTGTGTGTACGAACCTGTGCACATACCGCCGTACATTGGCGTTGCAATAAAGATTTTAGTCATAAAAATTCCAAAAAGTGACAATAGAAATAAGAGTAATTGCGATAATGGCCATGCAAATAAGAACCATTTTGCTCCATTGCTTGTACTCCTGGTCATCCTCTAGCGGCGGACACCAGCAGCTCTGCAAAGAGAGCATATCGTCCGTGTCTTTAATGTGTTTTTGTCGCATCCTCGTACCCCTTAATTAACTCGACCATGATGTTGCTTAAGTGCACAAGCATCTGTTCGTCTTTGTAATGTATGGTGTTGCAAGCTCCAAGAAACCATTTCAGATCGACCTGGAGTGCTTTCGCTTCAGCAAGTAAGTGTTCGTTCATCGTTATCCCCTGTTGGTTTATTTTCGATGACAACTATGCAGCCGCCACCGCCCTTCATAACCAAGCCCCGCATGATCGACACGCGGTGTACTTGTTTATCGTTATCAACCAACCCTGCATCCTGTAAAGAATCCAAGATTGGCTTAATACAATTGTCAATGTCCATCAACCTTGCATCTCTTGGACGCAAAACAATATCGACAATCACCGACCCATCCCCAAAAGATTCCAATTGGTGCATCGCAACATACTCTGAGACTGCCTGTTTGAAAGCCACGCCACGCTTAGAAATGAATCTTCGATGGCCACTAGCAATCCAATAGTTGTTGATGCTCGGTGGATACGGTAGATGTAGAACGTGTCGCATCAGAACGGTACTTCTGAATCATCAAACCCACCGACTTCTTTTGGATAGTTCTTGGTGACCATGTTGGGTTTGCCAGAGATCGGTAGTGGCGGCACCCAGTTAGGGTCAGGCTTCCAAGTGTCCTCTGCAAGCGAGATCAACTGGCCGCGAGCAGTCTGCTTAGTCCACGCGGTGATCTTGACCTTGTCACCAGCCTTATAGTCTTCAGTGACAATGATGAAACCCTTCCAATCTGGGTGCGAATCCTTCACCTTCTTTTCGTTCATAAACAACACGCCTTTACCTGGCTGTTCAATGTGTCCTGTGGCCATCATGCCTCTCCCGCGTTTGCAATTGCTTGGTTAAGTATTGTTTTCTGAATAGGATTGAATGTCTCAATGTAACCTTCGTTGGCACGGGCGAGTGCTTTGCATTTCTCTTTTCGCTCCCCGCCATTAAGTTTTTTGGACTTTCCGATCTTTTCGCATAAGGTTGCAAACTGCAAAATCCAGTCTTCCAAGTCCATTGCGAACAAATACGGAGTATCGGAGTCAGGCACCATGAGCGGTATCGTGCCAGTACGGTCTACAGCCTCTAAAACAAGCTCTGTAGCGTTTTCTGGCAACTCGGGTAGTGGATTTAAGGGTGAGGCATCAAAACGCCCCAAATCCTTTGTTTTAGGAGGTTCAAAATCTGCTACTTCTTCGGGACTGTAGAAGCCGGTAACAGAGCCTGGGTAAACTGATCGAATGCCTTCGCTAATGCAACGTGATCGGAGCATAGCTCTTGGAAACTTTTGCCAGCCGCTACCTGGCTTAACAAGACCAATCGATCTTGCTTGTTCAATAGTCCAAGTGACGCTAAGAGATCCACCATTCGGATGGCTAAAACTGCCGGTGACACGTTCATCGGTGTAAACCTCCCAATTAACTTTTCCCCCGGCTGCTTGAAACCTCGCCATCATTGCATCGGCCTTGAGTGCTGGACGGCCTTGAATAACGTGATAGTCGCGAGCAGCGGTGGCAAACGCATGACCCTCGGCCTGAGCAACCATACCCAAGGCGAGCACCTGGTTGACATCTGTTAGCCCGAAAAGTCGAGAATCAGCGATAGCCTTGGCCATCTGTTGCATATCTGCAAACGGTACGATATTGCTCATGTAAATCCTCTCATTTAACTAAGAAACGGCGTGAGCCGGCTTGCTGCACCACAAACTGTTCGTACAGGTCTTTGTAAGCCGTTTTAAACAGGCTGGCTGAGAAACTCATGCTTGGCTTGGCACTCTTCCAAGTAACCAATGTCGAGCCGTCTACAGACCTGATTTCGCCTTTGTTGGCCATCAACTTGCGAATCTGTAATTCCACCGCGTCTTTTTTCTCCTCAAGGTCTTTAACGTGCGATTTAAGAAGCCGTAAAGTGGCAATGGCTTGCTCGACTTGTTGAGTAGCTGTAATAAACGTATCCGGTAACGATACAGGGTAGACAAGTTTGGTTTGCTCAACTGACTCTGGGGTTGGCGTTTCGTTCGATACCACGCAAGCCCACAACTTAGCTTGTGCTTTGACGAAGGCATCTTTCTCTTCGTCAGTAAACTGAAAGTGGAAACTTTGGAACTCTTGACCGCCAAAGAGTACAGCCAGATAGACTTCTGAGACATTGTGTACAACAGCTTCATGTAAACACTGTGCGTAATCCGCGGCTGGTACACGGTTCTCTTCTGG